CTTGACCCAACATCTTATAATCGTTTACAACACGCCTTAAATCTCTTTGTTTTAAGAGCATTTTCATCTTAGCATACATCTCAGGCTTTATCTCACTGTCTGTAGCTTCTAATCCTCTACCATAAATCATATCTACAATACCATTTATACATCTTGCATTTGTAGGACTACCTAAGTATTTATCTATAAGTTCATCAAAGTAATCATTATTATCTCCGTATTGAACCCAGTCTTTTCCGTAGACTTCTTTTATTTCTGGTATTTCATAACCAGATAAATTGACTACTCTAATATTTTTATTTTCCATATTATATTACTATGTATTCGTCTTCAGAACCAGCACCATATTCAGTGTACTTGTTCGTATTTAATGTGTGTATTACTTCATCATTTGTTTGAGAAGTTACATAAGCCTTGTCTCTATACCATAAATCACCACCTTTACTAAATTGTAAGTAATAAGCAGTTTCATCTTTTAGTATAGTAGAAGCTAATGATACAGAAACAAAGTTTCCATTGTCAGAAGCTGTAAGGTTTGTTAGTGTTTCGCTTTTGTTTGTTCCGTCTTGTGTTATAGTAAGATTTATACTTGACAAAGACGTTTTGTCTCTAGGGATTATATTAATAACCTGAGAATCTGTATTTGGAAGTAATCTTATCATAATAAGATAACTGAAAAGTAACGATTTTGTTTTATATAGAAAAAGCCCTAATTAAAGGGCTTTATATCTATTATGTTTAAGAGTGTACTATGTTTAAGAGTTCACAACAGTAAATCCAACAGTAGTAGGGTCAGACTCCAAGAAATTAGCTGGAGCTTTTTCCATTCCTGTTAAAGTTAAAGTGTATCCACTTAAATCTCCCATAGCACCACCTGTAACAACAGTTCCACCTGAAACATCCATTCCATGTTCTATACCAGCTAAGAAGTAGCTTCCGTTATTATCTTTTATGATAATGTGAGGTCTTCCCCAAGAAAGTAGTTTTAATTCCTTGTGGTCAGCAACAGTTAGTTTATGTAAAGAAAGTTCTAGTACTTGCTCAAAAGCAGTTGTTCCATTCTCTCTACTAGATTGAATGTTTTGTGTAAAAGATGAAGTTCCTTTAATGTCATATTCATAAGCACTTGGAGTATCAGCAACAGCTTCTATAGAATCTGTATTTGTTGAATCATAAGTAATAGCTCCAATCGTGCCATAATTAACAAAGTAAACTTTATCTAACCCACCAACACTGTCTTTACAAGGTTCTGTTCTATATAGTGATAAATTACAAGACATATTATTAGTTTTTTAAAAGTTAGTATTAAAAGGGTGAGTGGTTAAGCCCACCCTTTATTTAATTATTATTAAGCGTTTACTCTGTATACGATATCACTTCCGATTCCGTATTGAATTCCACTTGTAAATCTCATGATTACTCTTACATTTTGAGAACCATCTAAATCGCTCATGTCAATAACTTTTACTTCGTTATGGTCAGATAAAAGACCTGTTCCAAAGAATAAGTTAGATTTTTCAGCAGCAACAGCAGTGTCATCAGCTAATCCATTAGCAACAAATAGTTTTACACCATCGAAGCTTAATGAACCATTGTTCCACCATTGAGTTCCTTGAGAGTTTGTACCAGCAGCACCTAATCCAGAAGCTCCAAATCCACCTAAGCTTCTTACATAAGCTCTAGCAATGTTTTGTGATACATATACATACATATCTTCTTGTCCGTATAAAGAAGAAGGAATTGCATCTACGATAGAACCTAATTCAGCGATTACGTTAGCAGAAGTAATTGCAGAACCAGTTACATCTATAACATCAGAATCAGCAGCTAATAAAGTAGAGAATCCATCAAATTCACCTGCATTAGCGTTAACTCCACTCCAGATATTTTGCTCAGTCTTCTCAGCAACTTTAGCAGCAACGTGAGAGATTAAGAAATCACTAAATTTAGGAGGTAATTTGTCAAATGAAGAATATCCCATTTGTACAGCTTCCCAGTCAGAACGGAAGTCTTTTTTACATAGTTCAATATTAACTTGGAACTCTTCTGGTTGAAGGATTCTTTCAGTTAATGTTACTGAACCTGTGTCAGCAAAATCACATGAAGCATTAGCAATAAGTCCACTTGTAGCGACCTTTTTGATTACTTCCTTAAATTTCACATTAGGTTTTACTGTAATTCCACCATTTTCTATAGTAGAACCAGATAATAATGCAGCAGAGATATACTTTCCAGCAAACTCTCCAGCATAAGTACTTGTAATTGAAGTTGTAGTAGCCATTTTTAATTATTTTAGTTTTGGTTTTATTATGATATTTTGTTTAATACTCTATCCATTATTGTTTGTGGTCTGTTTTGACCATATAAATGAATATTGTTTTTTTCTACATTGGACTCAGGAGAATGAGCAATAGGCTCTACTTCTGGTTCCTGTGAAGATAATTCCACTTCACTTTCTTCTGATACTTCTTCAGAACTCAATTCTTCTGGAACTTCAGGAGACTTCTTGTCACTCATTGATTCCATTAATTGGTCGTACATTGCTTTTACTTCAGCAATAGCTTTAGATAGTTCTTCTTTAGTAGCATATAAATTTTCTTCTTCAATTTCCTCTACAGGAATCTCATCAGAAACTTCATCTTTTACTTCTTCGATAACTTCTTCAGCTAATTGTACATCTTCTTTTACTTCTATCTCTTTGACTTCTTCAGTCTCAGATAGTAAGATTTTCTTAAATTTGTCTACGATGTCGGTAGCTTTCATATATTATTGATTTAAATTAACAGTATAACTTGATAACCTCAAGCTTTTATTTTTGTTGTATTTTTAGTTAGCTGCTGTACAAGCATTACAATCATCATACAGTGTAGCTGATTCTATATGATTTTCTCCACTAGAAGCAATATTAAGTACAGTATAACAATTACTATGACCTGAGTTTTCAAACTCTAAGTAATAAACATTACCTACTATAAGCTGAGTATCGTGTAAATGAATTTCTTTCTTCATATTGTGACCACATCTTTGTACTCTATAGTAGTATTCATCTCCAACAGTAGCTTCTCCACTTATATTACCTATACCCTGAGCTTGTAAAGAACCATCACAGCATTTTGTTGAGTAAGTTCCATTCTTACATAAACACCCTCTTCTTGATGACTTAGGACTTGTTCTGCTTGGTGTTTTTTTATATTTTCTTGCCATCTTATTTTTTCTTTACACAATTAGGTCTTCTTTTACCATCTATAGTTTGATAACCCTTTTGTTCGTAGCCATCCCAACAAGGACTTTTACTATTTGCTCCACCTTCTACTGAATGTGATTCACAAGGCATATACCACATCTTTCCTTCATACTCATGCTCGTGTATTAATTCACATCCTAAATCTTTAGCCATTTCTAATGCTTTCTCTTCAGAAGAGTATGCTAATCTATCATCTATAATAGCATAGTCATCGTTTATTATTTCAGAATATAATGCAGTAACTGAATTGTTTACTTTCTTGTCTATCCTTTTAAGTTTAGATATAGCCCAGTTAACACCAGCAGAACCACCCCAAGCATCCCACATAATACCACCACATCCTTCAGAGTATGGTACATCTTTGTTTTGTTGATGTCTTTTAAAACTAGCCATTCTGGCAATCGTGGACCTTGTTATATTTTGTTTATTAGCTAACTGTGAAGCTCTTCTCCAGCCTACGGAAGTTCCACAAGAACTACCATTTTCTTTTTTATACTTTAAGGCTCTCTTTGCGTTGTTTACAGCACCTTGAGGATAATCATTATATGATTCTAATTCTACTTCTTGTGAATCTAAGAATGCTTCTTCCATTTCATATAACTTAGATAAAGCTTCCATTTCATCAAAGTCTTCTTCTACACTTTCTCTTGGTCTATCATCTAATTTGTCAGCAAAGAAACCTTCTATAGAAAATCCTTTTACTTTACCTTCTTTTACAAAGTCATTCCATATTTCATCATTGTTTACTTTTACAGAAACCATCCAAGTTCCTACTGGTAAACTAAAACCATACTTTCTTGATTTGTCTTTTTTCTTGTCTTCTATAATCCAAGATTCTACAACAGATAACCCATTGAGTTTAACGTCATGTTCTAAAGTTGAATTGTTTTGCTTACCTCTTGATAAGAATAATTCAGATGCTTTTCTAACAGTGTCTTCACTAAAGAATATATTATATTCATCTTCTCCATTAGTTCTGTATATCTTTTTATTAGGTATAAGAGCAGCACCCATAAGGATTCTTTTCTCTTTATCTACTTCAGCAAGTTTTACTTGTTGTTTCTTTAATGCAATAAAGTCTTCTTCTATTGCTGGATTCTCGACAACGCTTATAGCTTCTATTCCACTAAATTCGTTCTCTTCATCAATATATAGTTCTATTGTTTTCATAATATGGTAACTTTTATTTTTGTATTTTGTTTTATTTATCCTATTGTAGCTGTTGAGTCTATTTTTCTATCTAGCTCTTGTGCAGAACTAACATCAGAACTTAACACATAAGCTTTTATTGGTTCACCAAACCTAGAACCAACTACACCAGCTAATTGACTACCTGCACCTTGACCTACTACATTGAAGTCTGGAGCAGAGACAGACATAGATGCTCCTGCACCTCCAGTTCCACTAGGAGCTCCAGCAGGAAGTTTAGTAGACATAATATCTCTTACTTGCTTTAGCCCAAAAGCTCCAACTGCTGCT